CCCCAGGCTTGCAGGGGATCATCGGGTCAGGTCGAGTCATTACTCAGCAGGCTCAGGCGTGTTGCCTTCAGCGACCCAGGCAAGATACTCTTGATAGTCCGTGTTGGCGGGGTCGAGTGGAATTGACATGTTTGTGCCAACAATAGCGATAGCACAAAGCTGATTCGTGCGTGAATCATTGATGAGCTTGTAGTTCATAGTTCTGCAATAAATTCAAGAAAAGCATCAGACGAATTGCCTAACAACTGCGCTCCATTGGCAGAGCTGCTGCCGCCGCTAGTTACTTCTAAGGCGATTGTATCAGTAGAAGCTGAGTTAGCAGATATGGCTGTAACCGTAGCAGTGCTAGTTCCTGCAATTTCTTCTACCTTAAAATCACCAACAGCAGAAAAGTTTACTGTTGGGCTTGCTCTCATAGTTTGCTTCAAAAAAGTCGTGGGGAAACAACTGCTCAAGCTGCCATTGCCACCAATAGCATATCTTAAATTGCTTCCGCCACTTATCCTTTGCAGGTATCGCTGACACCTAGCAAGCTCATCGCCAAAGCTTCTGTGCTCAAACGGTGTTGCCTTTGCCCCAACCTCAAGCTGAATACCAGTAATCAACCAATCATTGTCAGTGCTATCGGCAAAATTGACCTGACCCGTTGCGCTACTGCCATCACTTGATGCACGCCAGGCTGTGTTTAATGATCCACCTTGCACATCAGATCCGGCAACTAACCACCAGTTAATCTCTAGTGAAGAAGCGTTGTCATTGTTAAAAGCACTGCCTCCCGTGTCGGCTGGAAATGTCAACGTGTATCGGTTCCAATTTGTGTCTGAAACTGAATAACTTGCTGAAACATCCCTAGTGTTGTCACGATCAAACAACTCAACAACATACGTTCCTGTTTTTGTTGCTTTTACATAAAAAGACAAAGTGAGTTGCTCAGCGGCTGATGTACCTTTTGCCGTTCCCTGAAGATCAAAACCTTCAATTTTATGCGTCAACTTAATCTCTTCATTAGATGCAATTGAAGTGTCCGCAGTAGTTACATCAATTTTTAGGCTTGCCCCAAAACCATCCGGGGTATCTGTCGCCTGTGTGACTGTAAAAGCCGCACTGCTGTTTTGAAAGTACAGCTCGTGCCTGTCACAGTGATAAGCAGTTGCATTTACACCTGTAAAACTTGTGCCACGCTGTGCAATTTGCATCGCACCGTTGTGGTTGATACGCCTTCCGCTTAGCTGACCAGTAGTTGGCAACTGAACGCCGTCAAGCTGAACATGCCCCGTTGAATCGATAGCGATGCCGCCATCAGTTGTGGCGGTGTTCTCGATCTTGTTGACCTTAAGCGTGCTCATCTCAGAAAGGCTTTACGGGCCAAGTGGGGTTTGCTGGATCGCTGGTGTTGGCTGGCAGATCGCGCAGCTCCTGTCTGTACGTTTTTAACGCAGCGGGAATGTTGGTGCCAAGCTCTTTATGCTTGACAACCTCCCAGTCAGTGTCAGCCAGCAGTTGAGTGCGCTTAGTGCGTAGGGCGCTCCAGGCTTGCGCTGTTACTGCTGCGTCATAGGCAGTCTGCAGTTCAGTCTCAGTGGGCTGAGAGTCAGGACCGCTCCACTCAACGATGGTATGTGGGGGAACTGATTGAGTGAGCTTGTAGCTGTTGGCGTTTAAGCCAAGTTGATCAATAGCAATATTGATGTCCATGATTAGGCCTCCTTGTAGATTTCAACTACGGTATAACGTGAATTTACTCCACTAACGCCTGTGTCAATTCCAAAACCGTTGCCAGTTTGACTGGTTTGGCTTCGATGTTGTATTTCATATGTTGTACTTCCTGTGAGAGTTACACGAGCATATCCTTGAGATCTATTCATTACAGTATTTGTGGAGTTTGCGTACATGACCGTACCCAAACCATCTGTTGAGCTACTAGTTATATTCCGAAGTCTTGCAAAGTGTCTATCTACGTGATACCCAGGTGCCGACCATTCAATTAAATAATTACCAGCACCTAGCGTAAATTGATTGCTAGAAATAGAAACAATTCCGTCAGGGTCAATAATTTCAGTATTCAAATCACGAGTGCGCCAGTCTCCAGATGTGAACGTTCCGCCATCAGTATCGTGACCTTTTTCATCGCAAATGACTGCATAACTGGTAAACGATCCAGGAGGCGTGACAAAGGCCAACTGACCAGCCGTTGAACCGTTTGCTAAATATTGGTTTGCACTGCCGTTACCGGCTGGCAACGTAAGCGTGTTGTCGCCTGCTGTTGCAGGTGCCGTAATCTCAGAAAAACCTGAGTTGCTGCCGTTCAGTCTTAAGCTCATCCTGCACCTCCGTTCAGCGCGGTTTTGATCTCAGCTGTAGAGCTGGCAGCATCAATGCTTGTTTGCATTGTCGCGTACTTTGTGCGGATTGTCGCCCGTGACGCTTCTGCTGCTTCAGCATCCGCACCAGGAATCTGCTTAGAGATCACGTCGTCATGAGGGGCAAACTCTTCAGCACGCTTGGCACGGCGCATGTCATGCCCAATAGCCTTTGACTTGGTGAGATCTTCTGCAATCGTTTTGCCGGACTTGACCCAAGCACTGCGGAACGTGCGATCAGTAGGCACCGCATCGTCATCGACAATTTCGTAATCAGTGAGGCCAAGCTTTGCAGGAAGATCTTCAACAGGAACTTTGCCTGTTGGAACGACGACTGAAACACCGCCTTCTGAATTTTGATAGATAATTTTAGTCATGGTTTAGTCTCCAAAAACGATAACGGTGGTTATATCAGTATCATGCGATGACGTGCCAAGCCGCATAAAAATTTGAACGTTGCTTACGCTAAAATCTTTAACTGCAAAGTTAACAGGGGACGGCGGCTCTGACTCCGTTGAATCACAACCACTTACAGCCACAGCAAAATTTGCATTTGCAAGATTAGTTGTAAAATTAACTGTGTAATCGCCTGTTCCGTTGTCGGTGATAGAGCTGACATTAAACGAATCACGAATTGCAACCGTTCCAGTACCATTGAAGTTCACCCACGCCTTAGCAAGTGCTTTTTGCTGATCGCTGGCTAACTTCGCGTTAGTAATTTGACTGTCAGAAATTTTTGCTGTAGTAACAGCATTTGCCGCCAGCATGTCGGCATCAACAACTCCGTCAGGCAGACCGCCAACCGATACGCCTGTAATTGTTCCGTCGCCGTCAATTGTGATTGGCATGATCAGCTGATAACGAGGTGAGACGTTGAAGGCACCGTGACGGTGACGCCACTGTTAATGACCAGTGGGCCAACGGCGTGAGCACCACTGTTTGCACTGATGCTATATGAGGTAGTGACAGTTAAATCATTTTCGTAGAAACAAGCGTCACCGCCTGCGCCCGTTGCCCCTCCTCCCACAGCCACGAATGCTGTGCCGTTGTAAATCTCTGCTGAAGTTGTAGTGGTGTTAAACCGCAGGTCTCCGGCAGTTGGACTGCCTGGCCGTTGCGCCGTTGTGCCAGATGGAATCTGAAGTGCCGACGTGCTGCTAATGACGACATCGCCCGTAAACGTCGGGCCTGCTAGTGGGGCAAGCCCAAGGTTGGCCGTTCCGATGCCGCCAACAGTGCTGACGTTGATGTAGGCATCGTTGGCCGAATTCCTAATCTTGAGGGTGTCGTCGCCGGTGTCTACATACCACTGATAGGCGAACGTCGTGGCGGGATCGCTTGAACTGCTGTTATTTGACGCAATAGCAGACAGGGCGTTATTTAAATCTGAACGAAATGCCGAACCCGTTTGGTTACTAAGGTTCATATCATGTGTCGGGCTCATGACTGTCCTGCTGCCTGTGGTGTAAGTCTACTGCCCCCGGCCATAGCCGTTTGCTGAGTATGTGAAATTGCGATTCACGTTGTTGTCGCTCGCGTCCAGCACATCGATGTCAAACCCGGTGCTGCTGACGTTTGAGATGTTGAAGCGTTCGTTGGCCCCTAGGTTTTGCACGGTAATTCCAACGCTTGGCAGGTAAGCATTGACGCCCCCGAGGGCTGACGTACCAGTGAAAAACGGCTTTTCAAACGTCACTGACTTAGTGCTGGTGCCGCTGGCAACTTCCGAGTCTGATGACTCAGTGCGTGACTTCAGCTCGATCTTGTAGCCCAGCTCGTCAACAAGGATGTTTTCGTCCACCTTGTCGCTGGTCAGCTCTGTCTTGAACTGGAAGGCACGGCCCTTAAATGTGCCGCTGTTGAACGTCGTCCAATCGCCATAAGTCGGTGATCCACTTGGATCGTCATTCGTGGTGCGTACATACAGCTCTGCATTGACGTTGTTCACGTCATCACCATCAATGTCGTCCCAGTCGTCAAGTTTTGCGGTGCGACCATCCATGAGGTCTCTTGGCAAGAACGCCCGCGTAACAAACCGACGCTCCAGCTCAACGGCGTTAAGTGCCAGACCCATATCGATAGTGTCAAGGAAGGTGTAAGTGCCAAGCGATTTAATGTCGCCAAGAAAATCAATGGTTTCAATATCGTCAATGTCGCCCTCGTCATCTATTAACTGAGAACCGTCAAGAGTTAGGGCGTCAAACTCATCGCTGTAGAACGTATCGACATGCGTGCCCTGGAATGGCAATGGTGTTTGCTGATCTTCCCGATGGTTTTTGACAACTAAATCACCAAACGCATCGGGCTGATCCACGATCACGCTGGCGTCATCAGGGCTAAATCTGCCGCCGTCATCTTTGAACTTGACAATGTATTCCCCCTCAAGCAGAGAAACATTTGCTTCAGTTGAGCTGCCTGCAATTGCAGTAATTAAGTCAACGCTATTGCTGAATGTTGCTGAACCGTCAGTCTTGCTGCTGTGGCGGATATGAACCTTACCGCCGATCTTCACATCAGCGTCAACAGTTTCGTCCCACTTAAGCCGCGCTGAGTTGGTTGAGATCGCTTCAAGGGTGAGATTCTGCACATTGCCTGGCAGTGCAGTCTTGCCCGCAAGCTCAAACTTGTTCGTAACAATAGTGCTCTGACGGCCAATGTAGTTGTACGCGATAATTTGAACTTCAAGTGTTCCAACCTTCAACCCTTTGATTTGTGGAGATGTTGAAGAGGTGATAATTTCCTCAAAGTTGTTGTCATCAAGTCGATACTTGATGCGGTATTCAGAAACTCTCCGGCGGTCTCCTGACCAGCTCAGGTCAACGCCAGTTCTGACAATCCCATCATCCTCGTATAAAAACTCTGTGACAGATACATTGGAAACAGGGTCTGGCGTGGATGACAGATTGGTTATGTCGCGTTGCGTCAGGTTGAGGTCTTCCTCAACAGCGTCATAAATAGTTTCGTTGTACCTGATCGCAGTGACAGCAAAAACACCGTCATCGCCTTCAGCGACGGAAACAACACGGAACTGCTGTGACTGAATATCAGTGGTTTGAATCAACCAATTTGAGTTCGCTGCTGGTGCTTGGCTGAAACTGCCAGAAATAGTGACAACTGCAGAATCAATAGAGTCAATGTCCTTTGTTTCTACGAGGCCAGTTGGCAAAACTACAGAGAGTGTTGGTGACTGGTCCGTATCTACCGAGAAGTCAGTGGTGCTATCGATTGTTACTTCGGTTGTTGTTGCAGACTTCACACGTCCCACCCGCCGTGTACCCCCGCGAACAGGGTCAGCAACGTCAATGACCATTCCAGGGCGTACAACAATGCCTGAATCAATTCCAATCGAGAACGTGCAAGTCTCTGTCAGGTTTTGTTCGCTAAGAAGCGTCCACTTGCCCAGCCTGTTTGCTTGGCCTTGCGAATAGCAGCCGACAGCTTTGATGTCTTTGTTGATGACACCGTATTTGCTGACTGCATCATCATCTTCAACGTACTCAAACGAAACCTCTCCTAGGTCGTCATAGTTTTGGTAGGCAACAGTCGCGCACGTATGCCGTGACTTTTGCGATGACCCTGAATAGGTAAACAGGCCATCAACAACATTTGAAGGACCGATGAGATACTGCGGGTCA